ATCGAGCAACTTGTCTTTGCTGAGTCTCTCGATTCTCAGACGGATCTCTTCGAGCTTGGCATCCACCTCTGTTGCGTCGCCATCCAGCTTTGCCTTTGGCAAGTTGTCAAGAGCTACCTTGAGGCGCTTCTTGAATTCCTTGCCAAAGGCATCGCCCGAGTCATCGCCAGACTTGACCATCTTGTCGGTGATGGCCCTGCCCATCTCGGTGCCGGCTTCATCTCCAACTTCCTTAGCTGGAGGCACCACCTGATCATGAAGTTTTTGCTTGATCCCGCGAGCATCCGGAACGACACCTACGCCGACCGAGGCAACGATTCTGATATCTTCAGCCATCTAGCTCGCCTCCATCGGCTTCCCGTACTGGCTAGCCATCAGCTCGCGGATCTCATTGTCCGTCATGTTCTTGAGCCGAGGGTCTAGCGTCCGGACTTCGCTCATACGCATGAGCTTCCTGTTCCTGCCACGCCTAGATGAGCCCGGACGGCGAATTGGTACTGGAGGCTGAATTGTTGACTTCGAGTGTGAACTTGCGTACATCCACCCGAGGTTCCGAAGTTCATCAACTACGGTAGCAAGTAGCAGCTCTATTGCGCTCCAAGGAGCCTGCGCAGAATCGCCTGCGTACACTTCCAGCTCCGCAGGTGACGTCGCGTTCCGTATCGCCGTATTCAAGGCAGCCTCCGGTGGGAGATGATCAACGAGCACAAGCAGCTTTCGCCACGAGAGACCCGCGCCCAGGCTAGCTAGGGCAACACCATAGTAGCGCTGTAGATCTGCTTCTAGTGCCTCCGGGTATTCCTCGCAGAGCCAGAGCGCCTTCTGGATTTTCCCGTGTTCAGCCTCGACTGCCGGCCGCACTCGTTGAATACTGCCTCGATCTGGTAGTTGTGTAGGTCGGAATCGACCCAAATACGGAACTCGTCATCGTCATCGATGACTTCCCGCGCCCAGGTATCCCAGTCGCCGTTGGCCGCCGCCCGCATCGCGGTTGATGACCAGTCCTTGGCATGCATGACATGGACGACTTTGCCGTCGATGCGGACCGTGGTCGACTGCCCGACATTCTCCTTGCGAAGGATGTCGTCGATGAGGTCCAGGTCGACATCGACCGGAGTGTCATCGACAGGCTCCGGATCTGCCGACGTCCACTCGTCGTTCAGCGGCTCGGTCATGAGAAGTACCCCGAAACGTCCTTGCCGTAGTCGATGGTGCGCTGGGCGACGACGTTGGTCTGCGGAGTGGTGCCGCCGAGGGTGCCGGGGTAGAACGTGATCGTCATGTCGGTCATGGTGATGTCGCCCTGCTGGGCCTGGTCGTTGCCGCGGGTGGTGACCTTGGCGAACGGCGCGTACAGGCGCTGCCGCTTGGTGCCGTCGATGCTGTCGAAGATGAACGAGTAACGGTTGTCGGTCGGTGGGTCCGGCAGGACATACCGAACCTGGTTCGCCGCGAGGGGCGCGACCGGCGATGCGGCCGGTGCTAGCGGTGACGATGCCAAGGGGAAGATCGACACATCGTCGTACAGCGCCCGTACGTGCGGATTGAGCGCCTCCAGGAACGTGCACTGCGCGGTCTTGATGCCGCCGGTGAGGATCGTCCGTATTGGCGTCAGAATGCCGGCGGCCGGGATGTCCTTCACGGTCTCGTCGAGCTTGAAGATGTAACCGGACACATCGACCCACCCGAGGCAGACGTACACGCCGGCACCGAGCGATGACGGGTCTTCGAACGCCTGCGGCGGAGTTGCGTTGTTCGGCTGGCCGGCCCACACAACGACATCACCGGCCGCGTAGAGCAGCTCGTCGTCCTTGTAGGGGCCAGCGCCCGGCGTCGGTAGGCCGGAGAGTGGTACAGGAAGGTCATACGTCGTTGCTGCGTCTTTCGTCCCTGAGGACTTATCTGCCATCATTCCTCCTTCAGGAATGTACACTAAGTTCGTACGATGAATTGTAATGCACGAAGTTTGGATTCGCCTCCGGTATCTCTCGTGGACCTGCTATACAAGTAACGTGCTGAATAACTCCATTCGATACTACTGCGCTCATCAGAGACAGCAACTGAGCTTGGATTGTTCGAGCAGCAATCGAGACATCCTGCATCTTCGACTTAGGGCCAAATACATCAATATCAACAACAGGGTGGTCAATTCCGATATTCCGGTTAGCGCCGGAAGTACGCTTGATGCGAACAGTAATTTTGGTCGGGTCACCCGACGGCAGCAGCGTCCCAATTCTCATCCCGGGATTCGCCGGGACTAGGACGTACATGAGCATCAACTCTACGTCTGGGAAGATAGATAGCATTACCACTTCTTCCTCCTGGCCCCATTCTCAAACGCAGCACGTGCCATCACATGGTACGGCTCCCGGCCACGATGCCCCCACTCGACCCATATAGCGCTCAAGGCATCATTATACACGATAGCTTCGGCCCGATCATGAGTAGCCCCGCCATAACGATGAGACTTGATATGGAAGCTGTGCGCGTAATGCTGGCCCCGAGGATGTTCCTTCTCACGCCTCGGAATGAAGCCAACATCTAGAGACCGCGCCCCATAGATCTCCGCAGCCGCAATACCTTCTGCAGTGATCTGAATCATATAGGCAACCTTCTCCATCGCCCGGACCATCTCCGGGGAGTTTAGCAACTCTCCAATCCCGTGATGATCTATCTGGAACGTAACAGTGCTCATGCCGACACCCCCGTAATCTTGGTAGTGTCGATTCGGATAGGTGACACACGGCCACTAAACGGCGATACCCACTCGCTCGGCTTCCCCTGAACTTCATACAACTCACCGTTGAACTGGATAACATCAAGTATGTTGACCGGCGTGCCATACGGCATGTAAAACTGCTCGCCCGTAGTAACCTGATCAGCAAATGCAAGATTCTCCGAGCTACCTGACGGCACGAACACCGTATTTGGAACTGTTATGCTGGTCTCGGTCATGATGTCATTACCGTACTCGTCGACCTGTCCTGACGGGACGCGATGGATCAGCGTGACCGTAACGGCGAACGTGAAGATTGGACTGGTCATAACAGCCTCGTCTTCATGGTGCCGAAGCTCTGCCGGTAGTCCTGAAGTACGGTCTTCATCCCGGCGTCGATGAGCGCTGCGTTCAGACCCGCGCCCGACGTACGTCGCATGCTGTAGGAGTAAGCCCCCACCGATTCGCTCATCAGGGTTGCGGACATGGTCGGCGTCGATAGCTCGGACGTCACGGCCGTGCACAGAACGGACACAACATCATCCGGTGTGTCCACAAACCCATGTGCTCCTGTGATACGGAAACTCCCACCCCACCAGAAAGTCTCTTCATACCACATCTCCGGTAGATTGATGATGCCGGAGTACGCCGGATTGAACACCGTGATCTTGTCTACGGCGTCGAAATGATACCAGGTAACCGGGATGTCGAGAATGCCCGGCGTACCGGAGAGCGCGAGAACCTCATCAATCGACACGATCGGCCGCCACGACGTCAGCTTGATGATGCCGCCGTCGGCTACCATTGTGATCGTGTCCGTGTCATGGTACATGAAGTCCCGCCGGCAGTACCGCCGCAGAACGGCCGACCCGTCCGCAAGCAGAGAGTCAACACGAGCAGCTTCGACCTGGTTCAGGGTGCGGCCTAGCCTCGCCGCGATGTCATCCGGCTGAGCGAGGCTAGGCAGCTGTGACATGTCCCTAATCCTCCTTGTCCGTCGAGCGCGGAGCACCGCGCCCACGAGCGTGAGTCGTGCGCACCGGCCGACCTTCGCCGTTGCCTTCATCCTCGGTGCGAGCGAGCGCGGCGTTTGTGGCTTCCCGCGCCCCCTGCTCCCAGGTTGAGCCCTCTTCGACCTCGGGCACCGTCTCGCCCTCAGCCGCGCCGGCCATGAGCGTTCCGCCGGGGTACGTCCCGATGATGTTGATCGGGCCGCCAGTAGGCGGCGTAGTCCCGACACCGAGCACCGCGCCGAACGGCCAGCGGGCCGTCATGCCGACGCCAGGCTTCATGATGGTGACGGGGTTGACGGTCGCGTACGCGAGACGCATGACCATGCGCATCGCCACGGCGTCCTGCTGCATGAGGTTGAGGATGACCTTGCCGGTGTCGTCGGAGATGACGCCCTCAGTGAACATCTTGAAGTTGATGTCCTGGCGGATGCCGATGATCGCCTTCTTGAAGTCGCCCGCGAGGATGAGTGCGCCGGTCGTCGGCATCTGCCACGAACCGTTCTCGATCTCGGTGATGTTGTAGCCGTATAGCTTGCCGCCGGGCGTGCCGGACATATCCGGCTGGAAGACCGGGATGCCCTGCGCGGAACGAATTCCGGCCAGCTTCCACGCCATGCCGGGCATTCCAGCAAAGGCGTTGACGCTGTAGCCCGACTGAGCCATCAGCATGCCTAGCTCGGTGACGTCCTGGCCGAGGTCAACGCCGGTGCCCTCGATCACAGTCTGCAAGGACTTGGTGGCTCCGGTGAACACCGCCTCACCCCAGGTTGCGGGCTTGTTGATGCCCCAGAGCACCGCGCCGTCGATCAGCGCGCCGACCGCCTCTGTGATCCTTGGCTGAA